ACTTCCCAAATCGCTATGCCTGATTCTTTAATCGCTTCCCACAGATTGATAAAAAACTCTTTAATCGGCTCCCAATACTTAATAACTAAAATAGCCGCTGCGATTATCGCAATCACTACGAGAGATATTGGAGAGGTCAATATTGCGATAGCTGTTCCGATTCCTTTAACAACTTTCACAACCATCAATAACCCCGAAATAATATTCGGAATAAATCCGATAAGTAACATTAATGGTCCAGCGATCAAAGCGAATACTGCCGTGATGGCTGCGCCCATTGCGATAAATTGCTTAGTTCCGTCACTCAATCCGTTAAACCAATCCGCAATCTTTTGTAGCCATTCCGTTAATTCTTTAACTAACGGTAATAAAGCTGATCCAATCGAAATCGCCACTTCTTCAAAAGCGGACGCAAGGTTTTCAATTCCGCCCTTTAAGTTGTCCTTCATCGTATCTCGCATTTCTTTAAGTGCTCCGTCAGATTCGTTGATACTGACTTTTAAATCGTCATACTCACCGTTCAAACCTTGAAGCATTTTTTCAAACGATTTGCCGTGTTCTAGTCCTGCGATCATCGATTGATAGTGTGCCTTTTCTTCTTCCGTCAATCCTTTAAGCGCCCCATCTACCTCACGCATGACCGCCTCCATGCCTTTGAAATTACCCTCGCTGTCGAAAGCGGAAATACCAAGCTCATCCAACGCCGTTGCTGCCTGTCCTGTTCCGGAAGTCAGACGGTTCATAATTGCGTTTAATGCCGTACCTGCCTCCGAACCTTTCGTACCCCTATTTGCTAATACGCCAAGAAATGCGTTAGCTTCGTCAAGCGGTACGTTAAATCGGCTGAATGTTCCCCCGGCAATAACCATCGCTTCCATCAAAGCGTCAATGTCCGTGTTGGAACTTCGGGATGTTTCCGCCACTTTATCGAGATAGCCGTCAAGGTCTTTTACTTCCAAACCTAAAGCCGACATACTATCGGTTACAAGGTCGGAAGCACGTCCTAAGTCTAAAGCACCCGCCTCTGCCAAGTGTAATATCGGCTCAAGTCCGCCAAGCATTTGCTCGGTATCCCAACCGGCAAGCGCCATATACTCTAAACCTTCTGCCGCTTCAGTCGCACTGAATGACGTTTTAGAACCCATTTCACGTGCATAATCGGAAAGACGTTGGAAGTCTTTTCCGGTAGCTCCACTCACTGCTGACACTTTAGACATACCGCCCTCAAAGTCGGCTGCCTTTTTAACGGCAAATCCTAGTCCACCAGCCAACGCTACTCCCGCACCTGTAACGGCTTTTCCGGCGGTCTTAAAGTCGTCAAATGTCTGTTGAGTCTTATTAGAGAACGTTCCTAACGTCTTTGCACTCTCGTTCATTTTTCTCGAAAAGTCGGAAATATCCGCTCCTACTTTAACGAGTACATCCGTTCCTGCCATATGCTACTCCTTCCCGCTAAACTCCTCGAATTGAGATAGCCACGCCATCGTTTCCGCCTGTTTAGCTTTAATATCTTCGACCTCTTTCTCCGTCTTTTCGCCGTGTCTTGGACGTTTGAATAAGTCGGTGCTTTTCAGTCGTTTAGCGTTCGCAGCTTGTCTCGCCCACATAGCGTAAGTAGCTTGACGTTCATATTCGTCATATGTCGCCTCGACTTGCGCCATCATTTCAATCGTAAACTCGCGCGGTGTTAACGATAAAGTCTGAAAGGACGTCAAACCGAGATAGCGACGACCGTCAAATATAGCCCGCTCCACCTCGTCCAATTCTTTTAGTCGCGGATTTGTTTCAGAGCTTTCGCCATTTCCGGATTTCTCTCCATCATCTTCGTGACCGTCGCTTTGAAGAAAAAACTTTGCGTAACTACCTCGTCAAGAATCTTGCTAATATCATCAAACGCCAGTACCTCGTCGTCAATAGCGCTCTCAATAGCGTCCTCTACTTCCTTAATCGAAAAGTTTTTCCCCGTATGAATAAGTGCTGCGTGAATGACTTTCGGAAATGCGTCCAAGTCTGCTGATAACGCCTTACCTACGATTTCATACGCCCCTCCATCGAACAGCCCGTTAAGATGTTTTACCGCTTTATACGTCAATTTTAATTCGAACTCTTTTCCGTCAATGTTAAAAACTGCCATTACATATCCGCTCCTTTTACGTCGTTTAGACGGTTGTTTTTGTTTTACGTCATATAGACGATGTGTTATAAATAAAGGCGGAAGTTAATCCGCCAGTCGTTTCGCTTATTCTTCCGTACCTTCGCCCTCAACGTCCGAGCCGTCGTTTCCGTCCGACTCTCCTCCGTTCTCTGGAGGCGTATCAGGGAATAATAATTTCCGGTTCACATTCAGCGCCGTCACCGCTTGTTGGAGCGCCTTCTGGAATTCGGTTTAATTCCGTTTCACAAACCTCACCGAACAGTGTGCCATCTAACGAGTAAGTCGATAAGTCGCCGTTTTCGTATTCTTTTTCAAACGAACTAATCATATACATACCGTATTCTGCCGTCAGGTCACGTGTGTTGACCTCGAAAATCTTGACGAACTTTTTCGCGCGTTGCGCCTTTAATACCGCTTTCGGGAACGGGTCGCCCTCCGTAATATTACCTTGTAACGAAATTGTTTGCGTAACCTTTCCGTAATCTGATCCCGAACGGTCTTTCGTATCAATTTCCATCTCGTCAGCTTCACTCGAAACACTTCCGCCCGTTTGGTCGAATGGTCTAACGATTGATTTGCCGTCATCTGTTTCGATTTCAACGAGGAATAAAAACTCTTCGCCTTTATAAATTTCGCCTACTGCCATTTATTAACCTCTCCTTTTCCGTAATAAACTTTCGATTTCTATATCGAAATAAACTCGATGATACTCCGATTTGTCCGTAATATCATCGGAATATATCGGCGTAACATCTGTTACTAAGCACTTAAATTTACCGCATACAAACGGCTCGCCATCTGTCATCGTTTCGTAATAGTCGATTTCATCGAACAGAAACGCCCGCGAAAGCTCTTCTTCAAGAATCGACAGCTCCACGCTATTATTCGCAAATAGTCCGACTTGAAAGCGGTAAGTAGTGCCGACACCTTCGCGTTGCTTGCTGAGAATTGTAAACTCGTTCAACATTCGCTCAAATAAGATGAGCGGGCGTTCTTTCGGAAACGTGTAGCCGTCAAACTTTAAATCGACTCTAGCGTCAGGGAATCGTTTACGGAAATGAATAACGAGTGAACGGTTTAATCCGTGCTGATGAATGTTCATAGTTTCGTCATCTCCCTCCGTAATGCTTCACGATATGCCTCGCGATTCTTCCATACCGAGCGCCGTATGAATCCCTTTTTAGATTTATGCTCGTATTCTTGACGTCTAGCGTATTGTAATGTAGAGCCGTACTCCCACACGCCAACCTTAATACGCTTAGGACTCGCGATAATACTATTACGCAAATCTCCCGATTCTACTGGTGCCATATGTCCGGACGTGTTAGCCATATTTCTCGTATATGTTTCTGTGACCTTGTCCGACACGTTTAATGCTTTATCCGCCATACTTCCGAATTTTTTGATTATGTCATCTGCGCCTAATATATTAACGTTTAACCTCATCGCCACTCACGCCCTATATACTCGACACGGTTGCGAACGCCAATTCCCTTACGGTCGCCTCCGAGTAATTCGTATTTCTTTTCATCAAATTCTGCTCGTGTGATTACGTCTTTAATGTCGTCAATAAGTTCGATTTTAATATCGATTTTTAAATCGCCCTGTTCGACCTCGACGCCATTAATTAATCTCCGACTACCGTCCTTGCTTCTCGTAGAAATTTCGGTTATAACTGCGTTCACGTCACGCTCAGTTTCCGTCTCTCCGATAAACTCGCCCGTAATATCGTCATAAGTTTTATTGACGTAAATAACGGAGATTGGACGCTGTCGCAAGACGTATATCTCATCTTGTGATTGTCGCATATATTCGATGTCATTTTCGTTCAGCACGTTATAACCACCTTTCATCAAGAATGTAAGTCGCATAACTCGTACAATTCGGATGAGGCATCCATATTTCCGTATCAGTCGTTTTATATACGCCCTTACCCTTTCCGTACTTGTCGTGATTAGCAAGGTTTACGCAAGCATCTGTACGCTTTACACCGTGATGGAATTGAAGCCATTCGACTACTTCCGACTCTTGTGCGTTATAACTAATCGCTGCCCTGTGCGCTGTTACCGATTCAGTACGTGCGAGCCTACGTATTTTCCACGTTTCATTATCGTAAACTTTACGAATCTTAGGTATCATGGCGTTTATTCCTTCGCCTTTAATAATGGACGAACGGATGACCGTCGATAATTCATCACGGATTTCCCCGCTCAATCCCCATACTCTATCCGATAGTACAAGACCGTCCTCGCCAAATCGACGAGTAACGTATTGTAGGACGTGTTGATTTACGCCCATTACTGCCGAGGCACTTACGCCAATTACTGGAGCTAGTCGTGCAGTCGTATATTCTGACGTCTCCTTGACGATGTGTTCAAATGTCAATTCACCAGTCTGTCGTAAATTACTTTCGACAACGTCCAAGTCGGATAAAATACGATTCATTTGTTGACGCTGTACAACGCCCTCACCGTCTGCATATTCTGCCAGTAATTCCGTTACCTCCGACCGTACCCGCCCGATTTCGTCAATTGCATACGCCTGTTGTCGATTATTTAGTGCGCCGTAATCTTTTTCTAGTCGTGCAAATACCTCGTCAAGTTCCGCCTGTGTCGTCAGTATCTCCGCCATACTCTCGACCTCCTAGCACTCTTGCCCG